TCCTTGTGTTGTGTGTTATTCGTGTTCGCCGCCAGTGCCGCGTAAGTTATAATTTTTCACATTACCAACTTTTTCAGCTTGGTCATGAACTATTGCAGTAATAAAAATTCCGCAAACTACTAAAACATGTCCTCCAGCTGTCCAGCCAAATATGTAGGGATTGTTTATGAGAGTCGCAAAGATACCGCTCCACATGACAGATAGTATTAAGAATACCATCAAAGCAAGTTGGGGTGGTAAGTTACGTAATGGGGAATGCTCAATCGTCATTATACTTTTCCATCCTTCTTTAGCTACAATCCATAGTGCCATAGGAGGGAATGCTTTTATACTATTTTTCATGTTCGGTTTCCTCTAAGTGCAAAGAACAATCCTCCCACCCATAAAAATACATGGAGGTTATCATATAAAATAACATCCCAGAAGCTTTCGGGTTGGCCAACCCATATAACTCCTGTCATGATACTACAAATTGTAATACCACTGAATCGAGTTATAATATCATTTATTTCTTTTAGCTTGTGCCATATGATGGCTCCACCTACAAGTAAGCCTATACCAGCACCGATCTCACCGTATGCTGCAAACCACCAAACAATATAAGGTAAATCAAAACTTTCTGCACCTTCTATTGTTACTGGTAATTTACTAAAGCCTTGTTGTAAAAATACAATAGCCAAAGGTATTCTTATTAACCAATGACTCATACAAAAATCTGGAATCTTATTTAATATATTCATTGTCTTCTCACCCTATTGTGTGTTGTGTGAAGAGAGCCCTAAGGCTCTCTATTTTCTTATTTATCAAGCAACTTTCGTAACTCCATCATACATCTTTTGCTCTCCTCTTGGTAACCAGCCCTTGCGAGCTCCGCTGCCGCTCTCGAGTATCCAGCTATCTGCGTATACCGATCTACTTGCGACCACAAACCAGACAAAGGCGAAAAGAATGATGTAAGCACTGCGGTTGTCATTAAACCCATCCTTTCAAATTGTCATTTGAAGAATAGTTAGCTTGCTCTCCTACATGCCGATGATCATCTTGTTCCGTGGGATGATATGCGATGTAACGAATATCGCCACGGGTAATCCCAATATCATTAAGTTCTGCATCTGTTAATGAATATAGCTCATTCATTGTATTTCTAGCCGACTTGGACCGTCGATACGAATTAGCTATATTGTTAGGTAAAGTACTTAATGTACGTAGAAACTCACTAATCGGACTCAGTAAGTAGTTGCTTGCTGTTATTATGTGTTGCGTCATTTTGACCCTCGTTTTTTCCAATTGAAATTTTACGAGGACGCATTTCTTCTGGGATGATGTACTTCAGTTCTATTGCAAGTATACCATCTTGAATATCTGCTCCGTTTACATTTACATGTTCGGACAGCCTAAAGGTTCGTTTAAATTTCTTTGTCGAAATGCCACGATGGATAAACTCTCTACCTTTAGATACGTGTTCCCCTGTTACAGTCAAAGTTCTATCTTTAACTTCTACAGATATCTCTTCCTTTGTAAACCCAGCAATAGCAAGTTCAATCAGATACTCTGATTCACTAGCTTTAATAATATTGTGTGGGGGATAATGGTCTTGAGCATGTTTTGCAGTGAACTCTAGTTCATTGAATAGATGATCGAAACCAACAAAAGATGAGCGGGGGAATAGTGTTTGTAAGCCTGTCATTGTTATCTCCTTTTGATCAAGCAAGATTGAGTGTGACCAGATTATTCTGCATCACTATACTATATATAATATCTTTTACTTAGAAGTCAACAAGTAAAAGATATTTATTTATTTAATAATAGTTGTACCAATTATTGTACTTATCATGTTTAACTAAAGCATCCTGCCATAGCTTCTCTCTGCTGTCCATATCTGTCTTTTTATAACAATCTAAATCAATACAATAAATGTTATGGGGAGGAGATTGTTCTACAATATAATTGTTGGGATGGTAATCAGCTAAAGTATATGGATTTTCTTTATCGTTAAGTCTAAG